AACGGCAGATATTCCTCTACAGGTTTCCAAACATATGCAGAGATTGGTAGTTTATCAAACAATGCACCATAATCGGTTAACATACATTCAATACGAAATGCCTGACCTTTGATGGCCTTGGCAGTAATCCATACACAAGGTTCTAATTCACCATGACCTTTTTCATGGTTATAAAGAAACTCTTTACGGACAAAACATTTAATGGGAGGTATGTTTGCAACTAAAAAGGACATTATTGACCACCTATGAATTTTTCCCAAGAGATGAAATCTCTTAGTTGCCAAGTTCTTTGTTTCAATTCATTCATAATAGATTCGATGACCGATACACATTCTTCGTGGTATACTTTCTTCTCTAACATTTTAATTAAATCCATGTCACCCTCTAAGTAAGCATTGATATCAGATTTTAAAACAAACGCAAAGGGTGACCATCCATGCGCATCCAATTCTTCTTGGTCCATACGACCAGAGTAGTAATCAATCTTTATTTTACGCATACGGAGATAGTCAAAATGTGCCTTCTTAGAGGCAATCTTGTGTTTGGTAAGTATGGAGAGATATTGATTGTGTAGTTTTGGAATCTTTAACAGTTCTTTACCAGGTTCCGTTTGGTCAATTTCTGTATCTTTTTCCCACAACTTTAATATTTGTTCTAGATTTTCCATAATATATTCAATGATATAACAACAATTCTACATCATAACACAAACTATGTTATCGTGTCAAGCCGTAATTGGTACAAATTTAAAACTTTCATACACAAAAGTAACATCAGCGGTTACTATATCATCCGCAGATAATTTTGTATCAAATATAACGTCTGATAGAGAAACAGGAAACATATTGATAAACTCTACACGTAAAATAGGGTTGTTTAAAGAGGAGAGTATGGTTAATGTAGCATCAGAATATTCTTTCTTCTGTTGCCTTTTATAATTGTTTTGTATCTCAGTTTTTAAATTTCTATCATCTGTACCTTCAGGAGAAGCAAAAGAAAGAAACCAATTATACATTTGTTGCCATGTTTTTAATTCTTCATCAACAATAAATTCAATATTAAAATTGTTGTAGGCAATCTTATTACCAGGTGCATATACATCTAACGATGGAAAATTGATTGGGGCCTGTCCTACACTCACCCCTGGTAAATTTACTGACTGGCAGAAGTATTGTGTCGAACCTATCCGATCAAAAGTTATGAGATACTTTGATGGTTGTAATAGATTGGTGTTTTGGGGGGTTCTAGTTAGTACGTTCATACGTTTATTTAGGTCATAAAAAAAGAGACCTCCGTGTAGGAGGTCTCTCTAAAGGTCACTCTTATTGGTGACTTTTTAAAGTGCCTTGCGGCGACTATTACATCAAATTAGCTACCTTGAATATACGATAGTATACGTTTGTTCTTGGTGTAATCTGGTTTGTGCCAGCACCATTTGCCAAAGCGCCTTTAGCAAATGGGTTAGCTACCATGCCGTAACGAGTTTTGAAACCAATCTTAGGTTGGAATGTAAACTGGTCAACTGCACGAACCATTTGGAGAGGAACGTATGGGCAATAGAACAAACCTGCGTCATAAGGTGATGTACCTTTGTAACCAATTGTAACCAATTCTTGGTTGCTTGTGTAACCGCCAAAATATGGGTCAATGTATACTTTGATACGACCATGAAGCAGACCAGCAAATGTATTGCCTGTGTCATCTACTTGCAAATCAGCAGACAAAGCAGGAGTATATTGCAATACACCAGCCATTGCCATAGCGGAAGCAACGTCAGAAGAAACGATCAACACATTACCTTTGCCTCTACGAGTCTGCTTAGCAATAACGTTTGCATCACGCTCGATTTGGAAAATCAAGCCTTTGAAACGCTCAACAGACCAACGACCGTTGGAGTCTGTATCTAAGTCAAATGTACCAGCAGTTGTTGTACCGTATTGTGCACCTGTTACAGCGGACAAATAAATGGTACGAATAACTTCACGGTTGATCTCAGCAAGAATTTCTGTGGACAGAATGTTTGACAATTCTGTTTCAGCATCAAGACCATGGATTGCTTTCAAGTCTTGTGCGAGTTCTAAAGAGTACTCGGCTTTCAAAGCACGGCTTTGAGCAGTTACAGTAACTTTCTCAATGCTAAATGCCATTTGGCCAAATACGCTGTCAGAGTCAGCGCCAAGATTTTCAGCTGTCGATGTAGACATGCCAATACCAGTTGTGAAGGCATTAGCTGTAAAGCTTGCTACAGGGTTTGTTGCGATATCATTATCAGGTGTTGTTGTGCCACGGAAACCGTAGGGATTAGCACCAGATGAAGCACCAGTGAATACTGTGTTGGCTTCGTTGAAGAATGCCTCAGTACCAGTTTGGTTTGTATAACGAGCACGCATTGCAAAAATCAAACCTGTAGGACCTGTCATTGGTTGAACACCAGCAACGTCATAAGCGATAAGATTTGGCAAAGAACGGCGAACCAAGCTAATCAAAATAGGATCAAAATTGCTGATACCAGAACCGGTAACGTTGGTAGGACCACCTGTACCGTATGCTGTTTCATTCAATACTTGAGCATCTTGTGACATAGCTTGTTGTTGGTTTTCCAAAACAAGAGCTGTAACAGCACGCTTGTATGGGTCTTTAATGGCTTCAAGTTCTGGATGTTCCAAAACAGGATTCCATTTCTTTTGTAGTTCTTCAGTCATATACATTTTTTGTTTTCCTTTTTTTGTATATTAGTTGTTATTTGTTTACAGTTTGTGAAATTGCTTTCGAGTAAACTTCCATTAAAGGATCGGAAGATTTTGCAACCTTCTTTTCTTCTTCAATTTGGACTTCATCATCCAAAGCAGAACTATCAGCAGAAACTACTGGATTTTTGAAATAAGATTCTTTCAATGTTTCCATTTTTTCTGTAAATTCATCCTCAGTAGTAAACTCAATACTCTCTGCGAGTGATTTCATTTTCTCTACTTGGGTCTGCGTTAGGCCTTCACACGCTGCGTAAATAGCCTCAAACTTTTTGTGCTCATTGAGTTCTTTTTTCAACTCAATAGCAGATTTGATTTGCTCATTGTAAGCTTCTTCAAGTTCTTCAACCTTAGCAGTAAGCTCTTCAACAACATCCACTTTTTCTTCTGGAATGTCAATGTAATGATCTTCAAACAAATCTTTTAAACCGGAAATAAAATCTTCAACGATTTCGGCACGGAGACCTTTTTCGATGGCAATTTCATTATCTTTAACCCATTCTTCAACCATGTAATTGAGGTAATCATCAACTTTGGTGGCCATTTCTTCTTTAATTTCTTCAATGGCGGCTTCGAATTGTTCTGTTAAAGCTTCTTCTGCTTCAGCAATAACTTCTTCAGCACGAGCAATAACTGCTGCTTCAAAAATTGTTGTTGCCTTAGCAATAAATTCTTCAGAAAGATTTTCGCCAGAAATTAAAGCATCAATATCTTCCTTCATTTTTTCTTTTTTGATCATTTTTTTAATCATGGCTTTATCTTCTTTCTCATCTTCGTGGCCTTCTTTTTCTGCTTCAGCGATAACTTCGTCATCATCTTCAGTTTCTTCGTATTGCTGAACACCAACAGAACCTTTATTTAAAGGCATTTGATTTTTGCCAGTTTTGCCTTCTGGATGTTCAACAGAACCTTGCTCAGCAGGTTGACCTTTGAGTTTTTTGGCTGGCTCAGAACCTACAGGAGGTGTTGCACCAGGAGGAGTTGCTGTAGGCGCTCCTTTGTATGCATCTGGACCAGAATCCGTTGTTTTGGTAACTTGTGTACCTATGTCACCAACTTCTTTGGTACCATAAGCTACATCACCAGCTAGTTTTTGTGGTTTATCTTGGCCAGATTTTTTGCTTGATACTGTACCAGCAAGAATCTCTTTAGCGGCTTCGGACAGATTAAATTTTCCCATTTTGAAAATCTCCTTGATTTATATTGGATATTTATATTTAAAGTTTTTTTACGAGTGATTCCCAAATGCGTAGACTCACTTCTTCAATTTCTCTTTGAGAGGCTTTTTTAATGGCCTGCTTTGCTTCAGAGAATTGTTGTTCGGTCCATACACCGTTGACTAACACCCACTCTTTGCCTTCCATAATACCATGTACGAAAGCATTTGGAGCAGAAGGGTCTGCTACAATATCCGCCGCTGTGGCTAGATGAAAATCATCTTGAACTATGTTAACACCATTAACATTTTTAAGAGAACCCATACCACGAGAAGATACTCCAATTTGAGCTCCTCCTTCGATCAGGCTCTTAACAATGTTACCCATAGGGGTGTCAAGAATCTTTGCTTTGCCTATCCAATCATTACCTTCTTGACGGAGACCCACAACCATGTGTGAAACTCTGTCGAGATTAATGGATGGAGTGTCTGGATGACCCAGCTCACCAAAGGCACGGTTTTTATTAATATATTGTTCTGTATATCTTTGTACTTCTTTGGCCATGGTCTCTTTGAGATATTTACGGCCATTTCGGTTTACCACTTCGGCTTGAAGAAATGGACCCTCGATAAACAAAGTTTTCTTGCCGTCTTTATCTTCAGCAAGATATTGTAATGTTTCGGTGACTTCTGTAATTAACTTCATTATAGTCCCATTGCCTTTCGTTTTCTTAAAGATATTTGCCGTTTTCTTAACGACTGCCTTAATTTACTTTTTCGTTTAAACTTAGAACGCCTGGCCGCCATTGATCTGCGCCTACGCTCTTGTGGTGACATTCTTATTAAACGACCACCACGAATTGTATAACCTGATACCGCTGACTTCTTAACCCTTCGTTGTATCTTTCCTTTACGAAATCGTACACGAACAAGGCTTGTTCTTCCTATTTTTTGTATATTACCTTCGGCTATTTCATTAGCCAAGCGTTCCTGAATTTGGTTAAATTTTTCATTAATCAATTCTTCAATACGGTTATCTAATAATTCTTTCGCCTCTATTAAATTACCAGATAATAATTTGGTAACAAAATCTTTCATTATGGATCTATAGAATAGTTGCCATAATTGAATGCAGCAGGATCATTAAACTGACCACGCTGGTAATATTCATTCTCTTTACGCAACTCTATAACCATTGTATAACTATCATTGGCAACCATACCACGAGTTATAATACCAATATCCCCGTTGCACCCTGCTGTACCTCTTGCATTGTTTGGTATTGTTGTCCAATTTCCCATACCATCGTATTCTCCGTTACCATTCATAATTATTAATGGTATGTTGGTGTTTGCTTTCCAATACAATTGAACATCACCCTCTGATCCACAGTCATACCACAAACGATTTAGTGCTAATCCGTAATACGGTAATGATGAACCACCAGAACTTAACAATCCAGGCACACCGTTTGCATTTAATGCACCATATAATGAATTCGCTTGTATGCGAGAAGCATTTGATTCTTGTCCGGAACCATCAAAAGAAGCTGTAAGCTTAACAACAACGTGTTCGGTTGTATCTTTAATTACTTGATATGTAAATGAGTTTGCCATTTTTTATTCCTGTTTAAATTCTTCTGGTATAGAAGCGGACCATGTCATCGCTTCATATGGTATGGTTACATATTTATTAATTTTATCCACATAATATAATGCAACCTTTTGACCATTAGGAAACAACCTAATGGATTGTCGTTTCATTATTAAAATATTTGGCGGATCTTGTTCGGCCTTATTCTTTTTTTCACAGAGGGTATAAAATTCTTTAAGTGTTTTCACTCTCTATTTCCTGTTCTTCTGGTTGTTCCTCTG